TGGGAGTTTGCGCAATCGTGAGTGCCAACCCACCAGCCGTGTACCCAGAAGCCACAACCTCGCCCGTAGCTGTATAAGCCGTGGTAGACGCATCAAGCGTGGCTGCATTGGTATAAAGTGCAATATAGAATGTTCCCGAAGTAAAGTTGAATGTGCCGTTCATCAACCCAGTCTTAAAGATATTGCAGGAGAAGTTGCCTGTAAAAGCCATCAACGCACCCCGTTATTCTGCGGCAAAGGCGCTTGACGATACTGTCCACTACGATACGCATCAGATCTTTCTAGTCCGTCACCAAGGCGTTGAGCCAGTGCAAGAGCTTCCGTGTATTTTCCATTATATAAAGCCACCATGTCGGTCTCGGCCTTCATAAAGGTTGCAGCTTCTACCAGTGCGCCATACAACAGGACGGTGTCAAAATTGTCACCAAGCCAAGTTGTAGTTGCCGTGACGATTGACTCGGGATAGTAGTAATAGTGCAACTCTACGTAATACGTAGCATCAGGTGTTGGGCCAAGAATAAGAGACAACTCAGTTGTAATTGCTGAATTGAGAATTGTTGGGCCAAACAAAGCATAGTATTTTGGCTCGCCCGTGTCATTTGGGGTTGGGTATGCTTGCCTGATGAAGTTCACATCCTTGTTGAGTAAGTACTCAAACGTGCCTGTATCCAAGTTTGCATTAGTTACACCCGTTACCAACGCCAAGGAATAAACAGACAAGAAGTCATTCGGTAAAGATATGTACTTGTTGTTTGCAGTAATTGGGGAGTATTGGCTCTTACGAATAGACGGGAACTGAACTGAGTTGTATATACGTTGTTCAGCTTGCGTGATGAAGGTATTGATCTGCGTGGTTGCAGATACAGTACTCCCGCTCGCAAGGTATACATCGGGGAACTGATTCTCCGTGTATGTCTGAATCGTGTTATACAACGTCGTGTAGTTCATGCCATCGGGCCTCTACTCATTAAGCCTTTGGTAGCCGCGCCAGTACCACGCATTTTGATACCAGTTGTCTTGACTTGTTCATCGCCAGCAGCTTTGCTGATAGCGCCAATGCTCATGTTGACTGTGTCGGCTTTGCTGCGGTTTGGCATTTTGCCGGGGTTGGGTTCAATACCCACAGCTTTGCCAGTCATGGTGTGCGGTTTGGCGTAGACAGCGGCATTGCCAACTTCTTTGCCCATTCGTTTGTCGCTGAATTTAGCCATTATTTACCCCTTGCGTTGCCGCGTTGGTTCATAGCACGAGCCATGTTGCGACCATATTTCTGCATGGCTTCGCCTGTAACACCGCCTTTTGCCATCTTGTGCATACGCTTCTCATGGGCTTTCACCTCTGTGTCAGCAATCTTTTTTACCTGCTTTGTGTCCATCTTGAACTCCTAAGTTACGCTAACCGTTACTGTACCAATTTCTACCGCCAACACCAAGTTATTTGGTGTTAAAAGAGTGTCAAACCCACTTGCTCCACCAACGGGATTCCAGCCCCACTGAAAGATTCGGCTACCACCACCCAACTCACCATCTGCCAGTAAACCTGAAATCACATAACTGCGGTCAGGTCTAGGATTTCTCAAAGCCTGTGGGTCGTCTACAGGGTACATCCCCAACTGCAACTGAGGGTGATCTGGATCCCAACACTCAGGACAAACCAACAAGTTATATTGTTTTGTCTTAATGATCTCGGTCTTCAGAATCTTCAGTTTAAACCGCTGCCCACACCGATCACACTCAGCAATTGCATTCTTGCCAGAGGCGTAACGATTACCCACGACTACCTCCCAATGTAGGTTTGACGGGGTACAAGTCTCAAAGCAGCTTTCTCGTGATCTTCATAGGCGGCAAGCTCCCACGCCTCGTCATACTGAGACTTAAGGAATGGGATACGCTCTGCGCCAGTTGGAATCTTTGCGGCGATGTAATACGACAGGCCAGCCGCCATACAGGGGATAAACCTGAAAGGCACATCCATGATATTGACACCGCCGCCTGCGTCTTGGGTGCGTCGCAAGCGCCAATACACAAATTGATAGGTCTGTGCATTGTCTGGGGTAGGCCAAACGGTGACTGCTGGAACTTGCTGCCAATAGACGGTAGCCGCAGCCGTATGCGCCGCTGCAATTGTGTTTTGTTGACCACGGAAACAGTTATACAAAGTCCCCGTGACAGCGTTTGTATTCTGTGTGATGTAACTGTAATTGATAATTTCGTTATCAATTTTGACAAACCCAGCGGCGGGTAAGCCCGTTACATCATTCAGCACAATAGATGTACTTGTAGATGTAATTGTTGTTGTCAGCGTAGCGGCTACAGGAGAAGTCTGTCCGTTATAGCGTTGAATCCAAACCTGAATAGGTCTGGCTTGTTGAATCTTGTTGGGTATCGTGGCATAGGTAGAAACACTAATCCTAGTGATACTTAAGTCAGCCTGAGTTGCGGCTACGTTGCCACCAGTACGTATAACGTGCTCAAGTAAATCAATGGTGTCGTTAGGCAGCGGGTAGGTGTTCTGCCCCTGAACAAGATTAATTATGCCGGTCTCAATTGTCCAGAGGTTAATGCCACGGTTTGCCCAGTCAGCAAACATGATGTTTAAACTGCGTCTAGCTGTACGCAGGTCATATCCGGTGCGAAGCTCACCACCAGCGCGTTCAAACGCCTCCTCGACCAGCTCAGTGAGGTCAAGGTTAAAGCTGGTTGCACCGGAAGTGTTTGCCATTATCTAAATCCTGCCGTTTTCTTTGCGATTGTTTTGGGTTGAGCTACGAACTGCTTCCCTTTAGCTTTGCCAGCACGTTTTGCACGTGTTGTCGCAGCGTACTCAGCAGGGCTAAGACTTTTGATCGCAGCTTCAGGAAGGTATCTTTCACCTGTGTCAGAAGATTTTTTACCACTTTTGGTTCTCCATTTTTGGTCACCCCAGTTTTTAAGGGAAGTCTGCGGCGCTTTCAATCTCTGTATCCCCCGCCAGCAGCCTTGTATTTCTTAGCTACCAACTGCGCTTTTCTTGCCGACCACTGACCTGCGCCAGTACCGTGTGTTGCCGCTGCCTTAACCTGAGACACAATCCGCTTACGCAGACTTGGTTTGGTGTAATTTCCCGCAGCATTGACCTTGCCACCCTCCGCATACATATCCACATCTTGTGGTTTGTCTTTACGGTGGATGACTTTTTTCCCCGGCATCTTCTTGGGGTTGATTGCGCCCATGCCACGAGAGGCCATCATCAGATCACCGTTCCACGGGTTTTACCCCGTTGAGCACAACCATCAGCACGTGAGGATGCAGTCATACCACCTTTTTTCATACCCCTGCCAGCAACGCCAGTAGGGTTTGAGACATCTATGTCAACAGCCCCGCTCATATCTTCGTAGTCATCAGATTCTTTAGATTTGTCATCTGCAACAGCGTCTTTGCCGCTCAGGGTTTTGGCGGCTGCACCTGCACCTGCTGCGCCTGTGGCTCTTACAGCTAACCTGTTTATTGCGCGATCAGTTGCTAGTTCAGTTGCTTTTTTTGCACCGCCCTTGAGATGAGACGTGTCTTTAGTAAGTTTTTTAAGGTCATCCATTATGTTGGCATTGCCCTTAAAAGAAGGCATGTTGCTGTACTTAGTACCGCTAACACCAGCACCGCCGCCACCACCTTCAAGTGGTGTTAAATCATCCCCACGTCTTGGTCTAGTTGCCATGATTACACCATCTTTCCGCGAGTTTTGCCTTTGACGCAACAACCATCTGCACGACTGGAAGCTGTCATGCCACCTTTGGCATAAGAGTGTTTACCCAGAGTATTGGTTACATACTTTGCGGCTTTTGTTTGCACTTCAGGCTTTTCGCCAAACAAAGCTCGGCGTCCAGCTTTTGTTTGCTCATTCTCAGGGACGTTTTCGCCGTACTTTTTGTCCAAATACTCGTTAGCTTCAAATATTTTCTCAAACGCTTTACCAGCACCTTTAAACGCTGTAGAAACAAGACGTTTTCCAACACCGGCTTCTTGTCCACGGCTTTCATGCCCATAATTTTCGTCGTCGTCATCTGACCCAATTTTGGAAGAATCTTTGTACGCCTTACGTTCTTTGGTGTACTTCTTAGCCTCCTCTAAATCTTTAGGGGAGATGTTCTCCATGTCTTGTCCGGGGGGAAATTTAGTTGCCATGATTTTTCCTTAACAAATCTTGCCACGTGTTTTGCCACGTGAAGCGATACCGTCACCACGGCGGGAAGCGGTCATCTTGACTGCCCCACCCCTACGAAAGTTTTCAGCCATACCTTTTGGGCCAGCAAGCCAAGCATTTGGATTCAGTGTTTTTGCTTCCCGCGCTGCTTGTGCCGCTGCGACGCGGGCTTCAGCTTCAATAGCACGACCTTCTTGTGCTGCAATTTTTTCCATCATTTTTGGACCGCCAGCATGGGCCAAAGGATTCATTACAGCATCTCTTCGTCCGGGCATAGCCACATTGCGAATTTCTTCCATGTTCTTTAGGCGTTGACCAGCAGGGCTTAATTTTTCGGCTGTAGCCGCTTTTGCCGCACGGTTACCTAATGCAAATTCAGTAGCAACTTTTGATGCTCCGCCAGTCAACGGGGTCAACGCCGCCGCCGTGTTTGAAAGATTGCGACTAAGTTCAGTGCCGCTGACACGTTCACCACCTGTTGGACCGCTTCTATCTTGTCCGGGGATTTGATCTATGGGGGATAAATTAGCTCTACGCGCTGCTGCGCGAGACGCATTTTTCATAGCGTCTGCGGATATTGAAGCAGCTGGCGCAACAGAGTTACGGCCTTCGTTACTATAGTTTGGATCCTTAGCTTTTGGCTTTACTTTAGGCGGCGTTACCGTTTTTGGTGGGAGAACGCCTTGGCTAGGCGCTTTGTCGTTTGGCGCTGCTTTGGGGACTGTAAGTGCTTTTAACACATCACTTTGCACGCTACCATTTTCGTCTTCGGGAGCCTTCTTTATGTAGTCGGTAATCTTACGGCGTGGCTCTTCCCGAGTCTCTGTGGACTCAGGACGCGCTGCCCGAGTGGAGGTTGAATCCTCACCCTTGCCTTGCTGAGATAACTTGTACCCAAGAAAACCAAGTGCGGCCAGACCCGCTAAATCTTTTGCTCTTGCCATGATTGGCTCCTTTTAGCAGTAAGCTTTGCCGCCTTTAGCGAGCATTTTGCCCTTGGTTTTGCCTTTAGTGGCAACGCCATCAGCACGAGCAGAAGCTGAACCACCAGAAGCCATCTTCTTAGCAGCGCCGCCTTTTTTCATCGTCATTTGCTTTTTGTCCATAGCCATGTCAGCCTTAGAGCCTTCTTTCACGCCCTTCATTTCAACATCTTTACCAGACTTTTCAAAAGCAGCCATTTTGCTGGTTCCAGCTTTTTTCTTAGCTATCATCGCCATAAAGCCGGGGTTCATTTTCGTTGCCATAGTTCCACCTTTTTTAAAAAGTTCCTGTCCACCTTGATTGGTTTTAGGATTGTTGATTGACTGGGAATTTGCGCGTGTTTTAGGTGCGCTACCAAACTTCATGCCTTTGCTAGCCTCACTGAAGTCTTTGCCCACAGATTGGGGGACTCCAACTTTCTTTGCAAACGCTGGGTTATGGGCCACAGCATCCATAAAGGTTTTTTGCTTTTTACTTGTCGCTGGCATCGTCGTCTTTCTTTTTGCGCCACAGTGCGGAAAACTCTTTACCTGTAGCCATCTCGTAGATGCGCATGACACCAACTACCGCACCGATCAAGCCGAATACAGGAGTAAGTAAATCCAAAAATGTGCCAAGCGTGGTAAATACTGCCACGATGTCTAACACGTTTTTTACGGTGTCTGTTTGCTCAGTCATACAAACCTACCCTTCGTTCTGCCGCTGGTAGCACAGCCATCAGCCTCCGTTACATACCCGCCATCAGCGCAGT